TACCCTGACGAACGCCATTCTGGTGGCTCAGAACAACAACGGCACGATGTACTGGGCGCGCTACGCATGACCGCGATCACCGCGCTGGCCGATGTCGACATTTGCAACATGGCGCTCTCGCACCTCGGGATCTCGCAGCAGATCCAGTCGATCAGCCCGCCCGACCAAAGCCCGCAGGCCGCCGCGTGCGCGTTCTGGTACCCCAAGATGCGCAACTGGCTGCTGCGCTCGGCACCGTGGAACTTCGCCTACCTGTCTCAAGCGCTTGCGAGCGATGCGACCGTGTTTCCGGGCTGGGCCTACGCCTACCAGTACCCGAACGATTGCCTGCAGGCGGTCGCCGTCACCACTTCGGCCGGCCTGCGTTTCGGCAATTCCTACTGGAACAACTGGTGGTCGCAGGGCCCGTTCAACGGCGCGATCCCGAAGATCCCCTTCAAGGTCGTGCAGAGCCAAGCGGTCGCGGGACAACAGGCAATCTTGTGCGATCTGCCGCCGAGCTCGCCCGTGTACCTGTTCTATATCCAGTGCGTCACGAACACGGCGCTTTTCGATTCGATGTTCAGCGACGCCCTTGCGCTGTATCTCGCCTCGCGCGTGGGCGGCCCGCTGCGCGCGGATCTGAACCGCGTGAAGATGGCCGCTGCCGGCGCCGAAGGGATGCGCCTGCAGGCCTTGGCGCAGACCATGAACGAGGCGCAGCAGGACCTCGAGCGCGTCTCCCCGTCGATCTCGGCTCGCTGGTAAATGGACATCCCCCAGGTTTCTTTCACGCGCGGCGAGGTGAGCCCGATCGCCGCTGCGCGCACCGATGCGTCTTTCTACTCGAATGCCCTCTCGACGTGTCTGAACTTCTTTGTGCGCGCCGAAGGCGGGGTCAGCAACCGCCCGGGCCTTCAGTACATCGCCACCTGCATCACCGCGACGCCGAACGGCTCGGTCATCCTGCCTTTCGTCTACAACAACGTGCAGAGCTACCTCGCGGAATTCGCCGCAGGGTCAATCACCACGTACGCCAACGGCGCGTTGGTCCAAGCCGGCGTCGTCAACCCCTACCAGTTCGCGGACCTGCCGAACCTGCGCTATGCGCAGTCCGCCGACACCATGGACGTTGTCGTGGCGACCACGCCGCCGTACCAGCTCACCCGGCAATCGGCGACCAGCTTTACGTTCACCGCGCCCACGCTGTTGAACGGCCCATTTCAAGACATCAACACCGACGGCGAGACGTATGTGTTCGTCTCGGGCACGCAAGGCACGGTGACGATCTCGGCCTCCGCGCCTATTTTTAGCGCCAAGCACGTAGGCTCGCTTTTCACCATTCAAGAGCAGTACCTCGCAGCGATCAATCCCTGGGAGTCGCAGCGCGTGCTGTTCCAAGGCACCAATTCTCCGATCGGCGTGTATACCCGAAGCGACGGCAAGATCTACCAGTGCGTGAACGCCCGCGGCGCGACCACCGCGACCGCCACCGGCACTTTCCAGCCGGTGCACGTCTCGGGCACCCAAGAGGACGGCAACGGCCAGGCGATCGCCAACTTCGCTGACGTCGTCGGCGTATCCTGGCAGTTCGTCTCGACCAATGCCGGCGTCGCCCTCATCACGGAATTCATCGACGATGAGCACGTGGTCGCGGTCGTGCAGTCGGACAAGGGCGTGTATTCGAACTTCCCGCCCACGGTGGTCGGCGGCCCGGTGTCGGTGTTCGGGCCCTTCAATTTTACCGGCAATGGCACGCAAACGACTTTCAGCCCCTTGACCGGGATCAACACCGCCGACCCGAATCAGTTCTTCGTGACCGTAAATGGCGTCTTCTCCGATCCGACCACCTACTCGATCAACCTGTCGGGCACTTCGATCACCTTCAACCAGGCGCCCACGGGGCCGGTCTTCGTCGAGCAGGTCGTGGGCTCGCTCACCCAGCCGCAGCTCAACGTCTCAAACAGCTACGGGCATTTCCCGCTCACCGGCCTGTGCCTGTCGACCTACTGGGCATTTGGCTCGTTTTCGCAAAAGCAGGGGTACCCGGCGACGGTTGTCTATTTCAACGACCGCAAGGTGTTCGGCGGCACGCAGCTGCAACCGCAGACCGCGTTCACCAGCATCGTGTCGAATTACCCGGACTTCGGCGTCTCGAACCCGACGGTCGATTCCGACGGCATCACCTTCACGATGAACGCCCGGCGCGAGAACCCGATCGTCGACCTCATCCCGCTCAACGACCTGCTGATCGGCACGGCCTCAACCATGTGGCGCGTGACGCACTCCGCGGCCGTGGGAGCGATCACGCCGAACGACATCTCGCTCCTGCCGCAGAGCTTTTACGGTCAGCAGAACGTCGCATCGGTGCAGACCGGCGACACGGTGATCTATGCGGAGTGGGGCGGCCGGCGAATCAGGGATCTCGCCTATCAGTTCCAATACGACAAGTTCGTCGGCACCGAGCTCACCACTTTTGCGCGGCAAATGTTCCCGGTGGGCACCACGGTGACCCGCATGGCGTTTGCCCCGGAGCCTTACGGACTCGTCTTTTGCGTGCGCTCCGATGGCGTGCTCTGCGTGTGTTCGTACCTGCCTGAACAGCAGGTCACGGCCTGGAGCCGCTACACGACGGCGGGATCCTTCGAGGACGTATGCGTGTTGCCGGAGAACGGCACTTTCGCGGTGTACGTCATCGTGCGCCGCTTCATCAACGGCTTCACCGTACGCTACATCGAGCGCTTCGCGGCGCGCGAGTACGTGACCCCGCAGGATGCTTTTTTCGTAGACGCGGGCCTCACCTACGATGGGCGCAACACCACGGCGACCACCGTCAAGCTCGTCGCCAGCGCGTGGCTCGCGAATGACACGGGCACGCTCTCCGCCACGGCGCCGCTCTTTGCGGCCACCGACCCCGCCAACCGAAATGCGATCTGGATCAACGATTCCTCGGGGAATCGCCTGTGCCGGCTGCAGATCGTCGCTTTCCTCTCGACGACCCTAGCGACGGTCAAGTTCTTGGACGCCGTGCCCCTCGCGGCGCAGGACGTCAGCACGGCTTCTTGGACCTATGCGCAGACGACCTTCGGCGGCTTAACGCAGTTGATCGGCCAGACGGTCTCGGTGTTTGCCGACGGTTCGGTGGTGCCGCAACAGGTCGTGAGCCCGACCGGCACCATCACGCTGCCAAATGCCCAAGGCGTCGTGCACGCGGGGTTGCCGTACGTCTCGCAATTGGAATCGATGCAGTTGAACTTGCAGGGCCAGCCGACGATCCGAAACCACGCGAAGACCATCACAAAGCTCGCGGTCGTGGTGGATGAGTCCGCGCCGTTTCAGGTGGGCTCGAGCTTCGATGCGCTCTCGCCCATCCAGCAGCGCAGCTACGAAAGCTACGGCCAGTCGGTCTCGCTCCTCACCGGGATCACATCGGGCCAGCTGCAGACCGAGATCGATGACGACGCGACGATCTGCGTGCAGATGTCGGACCCGGCGCCGCTCACGGTTCTGTACTGGGTGGCGTCCGTCGATGTGGGAGAAGCCGAATAATGGAGCGCGCGACATGTTCTATTGGATGACCGCTCAGTCCGGCGTGCCGGATATCGCGCCGTACCTGACGGGCGCCGGCGGCGGTTTCAGTGCCGCCGCGAGCCTGCTCGCGGGTCGGCAAAGCGCCGCGCTCCTGCGCACCAACGCGTCGATCTCGGGGTTGCAGGCGCAGGCCGAGAACGAAGCGGGCGCGCAGTCCGCCGAGCTCTACCGCCAGCATTTGAACCAAACCCTGGGCAAGGAGAGCGCGCAGATCGGCGCCGGCAACGTCACCGTCTCGGGCTCACCCTTGCGGGCGCTTGAGAACACCGCGCAGTTGGGCGCGCAGGACATCAGCACGATTCAGTTGAACGCGGCGCGCAAGGCCTGGGGCTACCAAACGACTCAAGCGGGCGACCTGCTGCGCGCCGATCAGGCAAGCGCCACCGGCACGTCGAACGCCGTCGGCGGCCTCATTACCTCGGGCGTAAAAGCCTATGGTCAGTGGGCAGGCATTGACTGATGGCCGACCTGTCCTACGAAGCCACCGTCCAGCCGGATGCGCTGCCCGGGCGGCCGAACCCGCGCTTTCCGGATGAGGTGACCCCGCAGGCGTACGGCGCGGCGGTCGGGCAGGGCATCGAAAACGCAGGTTACATCATCCAAGGCGTGCACGACAAGGTCGTTCGCCAAGCGCAGCAGACCCAGCTCGCCGATGCGCACAACCAGATGCAGGCGCTATCCCTGCAGTTGACCCACGACCCGCAGAACGGCGCCTTCACCAAACAAGGCAAGAACGCGTTCGGGCTCGATCAGCAGTACCTGCCGCTGTGGGATCAGGGCGTGCAGTCGATCGTGGCATCGGTGCAGGATCCAAAGGCGCGCCAAGCCGCGCAGATCGCCGCCGCGGGCATGCGCAATCAGTTGAACGAGCAGCTCGACACCCACGAGCTCTCCCAGCATGCGCGCTACAACGTGCAGACCGCCCAGGCCTCGATCAAGATTGCGCAGCAGGCCGCCGCCGCCAACTACAACAACCCGAACATCATTGCCTCGAACCGCGACACGGTGGATGTGTCCCTGCAGAACCTCGCGCAGCAACAGGGCTGGTCGGACGAGGAGACCCAGGAGGCCACGCACCAAGCGCACGTGGATCTCTATCAGGGCGTGCTCTCGAGCATGCTCACCGACAAGAAGATCGACATGGCGAAGTCGTTCGTGGCGTCCATTCCGGAAGGCGACATCACGCCGGCCGAGCGCAAGGTCGCGACCCTTGCGATTCAGAAAGGCGAGGCCGATCAGACCGCGCAGGGCGTCGTCGACACGTTTCGCAACATGGGCCCTACTTTGGGAGCTAAGGCGCTGTCCCAGGTCGATAAAATCGACGATCCGGACCTGCGCAGCGCGACCTATACCGCGGTCGAGCACGGGCTCTCGCAGTGGCACGCCGAAGCGCAGCAGGTGCACGGCGATGCGATTATGGGCTTGGAAGCTCGCCTTGCGTCCGGTAAGACCACCGCGAACGACGTGGGGCTCGTCTACCAGCTGCACCAGCAAGGGGCGCTCACCTCGGCCGAAGCCGGTACCACCATCGGGCGCATCCAGAAAGCGCAGGAGAAAGGCGTCGAGGATGACAGCTGGTTGCGCTACGCGAGCAGCGCCTATCAGAACGCCACCCCGTTGGATCCGCGCGACAAAGACGTGAAGGGCGCCGTCGATGCGGTGTTCCAGAACGCGACACAAGGCACGCAGCCCGGCTCGCAGGAATGGATCAACCGCGGCGCCGACATCGCGCAGCGCACCGGCGTTACCCCGGACTCCCTCATCAGCTGGTCGCGCTCGCAGCTGGTGAGCGCCAATCCCGCGCAGGCTGCGCAGGCTGCGATGGCGATCGAGCGCGTGAGCGAGGCGAACCCGCGCGGCACGCCCTTTGCGCTCGATGACAAAGACAAGGCGATGGCCAAGATCATCAACGATGCGGTGATCGCCGGCACGGATCCCGCGACCGCGGTGACGAACGCGCGCGAGATCCAGGCGATGCCGGACGCGGAGAAGCTGCGGCTCGGGCAAATGTACGACAAGAAGCAGTACGCCGCGACCGCCGAAGGGGCGCTTCGTTCGGAGCTTAAGAACCAGCCGGAATACAAGGGCGGCTTCTTTCAGGGCCTGCCCGATTTGCCGCCGTCGATGACCGGGCAATTCGAGGAGCTGCGGCAGAACTATTTCACGCTCACCGGCGGCGACAAGGACAAGGCGGCCGACCTCGCGATGCGCGACTTGAAGAACACCTGGGGCATCACGCAGGTCAACGGCAAACGCGAATTTATGCAGTACGCGCCCGAAGCGCACACCGGCATCACGACCGATGCGCTGCGCGCCGACATGGTGGCCACCGCGACGGGACACGCCGCTGACCCGAGCAAGGTGCGCTTGACGCCGACCGCCGATACGGCCGGCACGAACGGTCAGGTGTGGGCGCTCTCGGTGCCCGATAAGTTCGGCGCCTACGACGTCATCCGCGATGCCAATCACAACCCGATCCCGTACCAAATTCCGGACCCGGCGAAGGCCTTGGCGGATCAGCGCAAGAAAGAGGCGGACGCGGGCCTTGCGCGCCTGAAAGCCGCGCAGGCGCAGGAGGATGAAATCTCGAGGAACCAGTTCGGTCAGGAGACCATTCAAGGCCGCCGGGTCGGGGCGTACTGATGCCGTTCCTGGCGCCGGACACCGACCTCGAGCTGCAGAAGACGACGCCGACGCCGAACCCGCAGTTGCCGGATCAGCCGAAGCCGCCCGCGCTGGATGTGCTAGCCGCGGCGGAGCGCTCCTCGAACCTCGCGGGCACGCTCTACGACACGCTCACCAATCTCGCCCCCAATCCGCACACGCAGCCCGGCTTCGATCCGGCCGTGAGCATCCCGAAGGGCTACGAGTCACAAGCCGATCTTTTCTACGACGTGCGCTCACCCGAAGACATGGAGATTCGCCGCCAGCAGATCGACCGCGAGAATCAGGACAAGCAGACCATCGCCCAGGCCGGCGGCTGGGGCTTGGCCGCCTCCATGGCCGCAGGCTTTACCGATCCCCTGACTCTGGCCTCGATGGCGATCCCGGTGGGTGCGCCGACGCGCCTGCTGCAGGCCGGCAAGTTCGCCGTCACCGCGGGAGCGACGACTGCGCTCCAAGAGGCCGCCATGCAGGAGCTGCAGGTCACCCGTACGGCGCGCGACTCCGCCCTGAACATCGGAGCCTCCACCATCCTTGGGGGTGTCCTGGGGGCTGTGCTTCGGCCACACGTGGCTAAAGCCGCGTTCGAGGACATGAGCGACACGCTGCACCACGAGTTAAACGACCCCGCGGTGCCGGGCGAGACGGTCTTGGGACCCACCGACGGGCGCGGCCGCATTGTGCCGGAAACTGAAATGCCGGGCACGCCACCGCACCCCGAGTCCGGCGTGCCTGATTTCGATGCGGAGGCGGACCGCGCGGGCTTCGGGGTGCAAACGGCGCCGACCGCACGCGAGGCGCCTCCCGGCGAACCGATGGCCGATGCCGCCACAGCCGAAGCCGAAGAGCCGACGCAAACGCTGTATCACGGCTCGCCGGCGAATTTCGATGAATTCTCGCTGGACCATTTAGGCGAGCGCAACACGGCGTTCGGCAAGGGCATTTACCTCACCGACAGCCTGGAGGATGCGTCAACCTACGCCCGCACCGCCGAGGACGGCGCGGGAAACGTGTACTCGGCCAGCGTGCCCAAAGCCTTGGCCGACAAGTTCGCCAACTGGAGCAAGCCGATCGGCGAGCAGGATTTTCCGCCGGAAGTCATGGACGTGATGCGGGATGTCGCGAGAGCCGAGCAGGCACGCTTCCCCTTAAGCGGCGACGGGGATCCCGACAACTGGACGTTCGGGCATCTCTACAGCGCGCTCACCGAGGAATTCGGCGGCAGCGAGAACCTCAAGGAATGGCTGCAGTCGCAAGGCATCCACGGGCACACCTTTTCGGGGTACACCGAAGGCAAGCTCTCGCGAAACTTCGTGGTGTATGACCCGCGCTCCATCAAGGTCACCGCCAAGAACGGCAAGCCGCTGACCACGCCGGCACTCGGCGAAAGCGTTCCCGTCGAGAAAGCCGCCCAAGCGGTTGAGGCACATCTCGCCGGCCGCACCGATATTCCCGATGAGACGAAGGCGGGCATCGTCGATCAATACCGGGCCGCCGCCGCATTGAAGCCGGACTTCGATGCCAAGGTGCGCGCGATCTCCGACGAGCTCGGCACGACGCACGCGCCGATGATCCCGGATAATTTGAAGGGCGCGGACCGGGCAGCTGAAAAGATCATGGCCGACTACGGGGGTGACCCGTCCAAGATCAAGGATTTGATCCGCGCGACCACGGTCATCGACCGACCCGAAGACGCGGAAGCCGCCATCGCGGCGGCGCGCGCGAAGTTCGGTGAGCCCATCGCTTTGCGCAACTCGCTTGATCCGAAGTCAGAGGCGTCATCCCCCGACGGCTACCGCGACGCGAAGATGAATTTCAACGTCGATGGCCACATTGCCGAGCTGCAGGTGAACGTCCCCGAGATGATCGCCGCGAAGAACGCCGCGCACCCGTTATACGAGCAGGCGCGCCGTATCTATGCCGAAGCGGCCGACCGCGATTTGAAACCGGAGGAGACGGCGAAGCTGCGCGAGCTCGAGGAGCAGCAGAAGAAGATCTATGCCGAGGCGTGGTCTTTCGCGACCAAGGAACGGAACTTGGCTTCCGATACCAACGTGCCGTTGTGGCTGAAAGAGGCGCCGTTGAAACGCCGGGGCGAAGCGCCGTCCCAGGCAGTGCAATTGAAATCCGGATCTCTTGAGACCGGCACACCTTCGACGTCGGCGAAGAGTGTTCCAGAAGGGAACGAATCAGGCAGTTTCATAAAGACCTCCGACAGCACAAGTATAGCAGAAAGCACTCCCGCGCCCGCGATCCCAGACCCCCCACTTACCATAACCGAGATGCCGGTCAACCCCTCCGGCGAATCCACCGCCGGCGCCGCCGCTGTCAGCTCGCCGACCATGCGCGGCGAGACGATCGCGCGCGGCGCCCGCACGCTCGTTGAGGGCCCGATCGGCCGGGTGAGCCCGGGCGGCCGGCTGATGTCCTCTCCGTCGGTCGTCAGCCGCCGGCTGCTGCAGGAAATGGCGAACCTCCCGGAGACCACGGAGAAGAACTACGCCGGCATCGCCACGACCTCGCCGGTCGAGCGCGAGCTCTGGAAGTACGAGGGCGTGCACTACCAAGGCATGCGGGCTCGAGGGGCGCAGTTTCGCGCCTACAAGGAGCGGATCGCAGGGATGGGGACTGGCGAGCAGGCGATCTCCCGCGAGGACTTCATGCACGAGATCGCGTACGCCATGCGCCGCGGCGATCGGAGCGCCATCCCGGAAGTCGCCGAAGCCGCCAAGCAAACCCGCGCCATCGAATTCGATCCGCTGAAAGAGCGCGCGATCAAGGCAGGGCTGCTGCCGGAAGGCGTCACGCCCGAAGGCGCCGACTCCTACCTCATGCGCCAATACGATGCGCGGAAGATCTCCGGCAACCTCACCGACTGGATGAACCGCCTGAAGTCCGGGTTCATCGCCCAAGGCGTCGACCCGGCAGAAGCCGCCGACATCGCGCACAAGGCGACCCGCAACGTCTTGGGGTCCGAACGCGGCACCATGGACTGGAAGACGATGGACGGCATCGTGCCGGAGTCCGGGCAGTTGAAGGAGCGCACGCTGAAGCTGCCCGACACGCTTTTGGAGCCGTACCTCAACAACGACATCGACCACGTCGCGCACTCCTACCTGCGCTCGATGGCGCCTGAGGTCGAGATGACCGAGCGCTTCGGCAGCCGTGATCTCAAGGACCAGCTCGCCTACGTGCGCGACGATTACGCGCGCATGATCGAACGCACCCCGGATGATGCGGGCAAGCAGACGCTGCAAAAGCAGATGGACGCGGACCTGCGGGACCTCACGGGCGTGCGCGATCGGTTGTACGGCATCTATGGCCAGCCGAAGGATCCCGGCTCATTCTTCGTGCGCGCCGGCCGGTTGCTACGTTCGGAGAATGCGCTGCGGCTTTTGGGCGCCGCGACGCTCTCCCACTTCCCCGACTTGGCCAACGTCATGATGCGTTACGGCATGCCGCAAACGGTCGCGGCCATGGCGCGCGTGCTCACGAGCAAGGAGGCGTTCACGCTCACCCGCGAAGAATCGAAGCGGATGGGCGCGGCGCTCGACATGACGATGAACGTCACCGCCTCGCTCCTGGGCGACTACGGCTCGCACTCGCAGTACGCTGAGCAACGGGTCGCCAACAAGCTCACGCGCGCCTTCACGATTTTGACCGGCGAGACGCCGCTCATCACGGCCACCCAGGCGTTGACCTCCACGCTCGCGCAGCACGAGCTCATCAACACCGCGCAGACCATCGCGAAGGGCGGCAAGGTCGACAGCAATCTGCTTGCCCGCACCGCCGCGGCCGGCATCGATCAGAACATGCTCGGGCGCATCGCCCAGCAATACGAGCAGTTTGGTGCCGAGGTGAACGGCCTGCACTTCGGCATGTCGGACCAGTGGACCGACACCGAGGCCATGAAGGCGTTTGAGTCGGCGATCCTCCGGGATGCGCACTCGGTGACGCTGCGCCCGGGCGCCGGCGACACGCCGCTCCTCATGTCGACCGAGATCGGCAAAACGCTGCTGCAGTTCAAAAGCTTCGGCTACGCGGCGAGCCGTTCGGTGCTCAATCCCATGATGCAGGGCATCGCGCACGGCGACCCGCGCGCCGCGATGGCGCTGATGACCCTCGTCGGCATGGGGACCGCCACCTACGTTGCCAAACAGAAAGCCGCCGGCCAGCCGTTGGAACCCTTCAACAGCCCGCGCCTGGCGCTTGAGATCATCGATAAGGCGAACCTGATGGGCTGGACCAGTGAGTTCATCTTCCCGCTCCTATGGCAGGCCGGCATCAAGAACGTGTCCCGGTTCGGTGACCGGGACGCGGTCGAGACCATTGGCGGTCCGTCCGCCGGGACGATCGCGAGCACCTATGAGCGGCGGTTGCCGCAGAAGATTTTAGGCAACCAGACCGACAAGGCGGAGACATTCAACCGCTCGGACCTGCATTTCCTGCGCCGCCTCGCCCCGGGCCAGAACCTCTGGTACCTGCGCAAGGCGATCAGCGACACCGAGGATGCCATCGGGGATGCCTTTGACCTGCCGGGTAAGTCGAACGCCGAACGCGCGGCCGAAAACGCCACACCGTAACCCCGAGGCTTCAAATGTTGCGAAACGGTCGGACGAACGCTCGTAGATTGACGACGCCATGACGATCACCGCCTCCGCTTCGTTCGTGCAGATCCCGGGCAACGGGAGCGCGACCGTCTTTGCGGCGCCGATGAAGTGCTTCCAGGCGAGCGACGTGGTGGTCAGTTTCATCGCCAACGGCATTGCCGCGGCCCAGACCTCCGGCTACACGGTCTCGAACGTGGATGTGAACGGCGGCTTCACCGTCACTTTCGCGACGCCTCCGCCGTCCACCGTGCTCGTCGACATCCGTACCCGCACGCCGCTCACGCAGTCGACCGAGTTCGCGAACTTGGGACAATACCTTCCGGAGAACACGACGGAGGCCTTCGACCGCGCCATGCGCGCGCTGCAGGACGCGTACCGGCAGACCTACCAGTTCGGCGTGCACGGCCCGGATTCCGAGAACACCCAGTGGCCGGCGCTACCCGCGGCGGCGCTGCGCGCAGGATCGGTTCTCGCGTTCGATGCCAACGGTCTGCCGACGATCGGGGTTCCCACGACCCAGGTCATCACGACGGCGCTCCTCGCTGGGTTTCTGGGCACGAGCCAGACCGCGGCGGAGGCGATCGCCGGCGTCGTCCCCTTCAACATGCTCTATCAGCCCCTGGATCCGCGCCGCTATGGCGCCGTGTTCGACGGCGTGACCGATGACACGATCTCCCACAACCAGTGGGTGTCGGTCGTAAATGCGAGCGCGAACCCGGTCGCCAACTGGCCGATCGGCAAGACGACGCTCTCGGGTCCCTTGAACGTCATTACCGCGGCAAACCTCACTTGGAACGCCTACTCGACCATCGTCAGCAATCCGGCCGGCGGTACGGGCGCGCAAGTCTCGGTCTCGGGCGCGGGGCTGCGCCTGCGCGGTCTCAACATCAACGGCAACCAGTTCGCTTTCGCAGGCTCGACCAACTTCGGTTTGTCGATCACAGGCAACAGCCCGATCTTGGAGAACGTCAACATCAGCGCGTGCGGCGGCTGGGGGCTGACCGTCGACACGGTGGACGGCGGCAGCATGGTCAACTGCATCGTGCAGGGCAACGCCGCTTTCGGCGCCTACTTCAACACGGTGTCGAACATGAGCCTGGTCGGCTGCCTTTTCACCGGCAACGGCTACGGCTTCAAAGCAACCTCGCCCGTGCCGAACGCCGGCGGCGGCTTCAACTTCACGATGCGCTTTCGCTCGCATCACAACACGCTCACCGGGTGCGAGTCGGTGCTCGGCGGACTTGATGGTTTCAACGTGAACCAGGGCAGCTACGCCATCAAGTTCATCGGCTGCAAGGCGTGGCAGAACGGCGATGGCGGATTCACGATCGCGGCCGACAACGCGGGCACCGGACGCACGGGCGAGGGCGAGTATTGCTACGACCTCGAGTACGCGGAGTGCGAGGCCTACAACAACTGGGCCTCGGGCCTCGTGTGCGAGACGATCGTTTATAACCTCGCCATCGTCGGCGGCCGCTACTACAACAACGGCCGATACGCCGGCACGCTCGCGATGATCTCCTCAGTGCCCAACGGGATCTACGTCGGCAACGGCAGCCAAGGCGTCACCATCTCAAAGGTGAAGTGCTACGACGACCGGCAACTCTGCCCGATTACCGCCGCGACCTCGGGCGGCGCCACGCTCTCGGCCACCGGCTGGGGCTCGACCGCGAAGTGGGGAACGGGATTCACGCCGCCGCCGTTCGCCGCGACCGCGGCGGCCTATCCGCGGGTGGCGCTCTACAACGCGAACTACGCGTTTGAGGGCTACGCCAACATCCTGTCGGAAGGGGCTGGCACGCTGACCATTGCGAGCTCGGCAGCGAATGGCGTCACGCTGTCGAGCATCGCCTCGGGCTGGTTCGTGAGCCAGCGCACCCAGCACAACGGCGTCTACTTCGATATCGGCTCCCAGGGCGTGGTCGATGCGGACTGCTGGGGACACCTGCCGGGTATCAACACGCAGTACGGTTACAAGGTTTACGCCTACCCGTCGAACGGCTCGAACGTCATCAACAAAGCCGCGAGCAAGGCCTCGACCGAGCTGCTTGCGAATCCGTCGTGGGATTCGAGCGCGACGACCGGATGGACGTATTCCGGATCCGGGTCAGCCGGCGCCTACTCCACCGCGGGACCTAATCTGCACTCGGGCGGTGCAGTTCAGCTCACCAGCACCGGCGGCGGAGCCACCTACATCGGCCAGGGCGCGCTCATCGCGGGCGGCGCGAACTTCTGCCAAGACGGCTGGCTTGAGGCCGTGTGCACGGTGACATCGGTCGCGCCCGGCGCGAGCATCTCGGTCATCAATGCCGGCGTCTACACGACCACCGTGAACCACCCTGGCGGGGGCACGCGACAGCTGAAGATCGGCATGATGATGCCTGCAGGATCGAGCCCCATCCTTGAGATCGCCGTCACCAACGGCGCGAGTGCGTACTTCGATGAGGCGAGTCTTTCGATGCACTTCGAACCTTTCGACAATCGAGACTTCGCCTGGCCCACCCGGAACCTTGCCGTCTAGGAGATCCCATACACATCGCTTTGAACGCCCACGTCTTCTTCCTCATCCTCGCGCTGGTCTTAGGGCTGTGCGCGACCTTCAACGTTCCCAGCAGCCGGGTGAGCTTGCTCGCCGCGTCCTGGGTGTCCTTCCTGCTTGCGGAGTTCTTCACATGATTGAACCGGATGTCGAAACGGTCATCGCCGATCTGCAGGCCGAGATCGCAAAGCTGCGCGAGACCGCGCGCAACGGCTTCATCCGCATCGAGAGCATCTGGTCGCGCTATGAGATCTACATCGCCGCCGCCGTTGCGCTCGCAGCAGGTTTCTTCCTGGGGCGGCATGTGTGAGCGCGATGCTGCTGACGCGAAACGTCCGGCTCAATAATCCCGGAAACGTCGATCGCACCTCGATCGCCTGGCAGGGCATGTCGTCGCTTCAGGACGATCCGCGGTTCATCCGGTTCGTGGCGCCGCAGTGGGGCTTTCGCTGCATGGCGCGGATCTTGAAGGGCGACTACCGTGAGGGTGCCGTCAGCGTGCACGAGCTCATCGACCGCTGGGCGCCGCCGGTCGAGAACAACACCTCGAGCTATGTCGCTGACGTGGCGCAGCGGATTGGCGTCGACATCGACGATCCGCTGAATCTGCCCGCCCAGCTGCTGCCGCTCTTGAAGGCGATCGCCAACCACGAGGGCGGCTGTCCCTGGCCAGACAACATCGTGCAGCTCGGCATTGACCTCGAGGTGAGCGCATGATCGGCTGGCTGCGTGATGTGTGGCACTCGCACGGGACCAAGGTGCTCGGCTTTGCGACCGCGGCGGTCGGCCTGATCGAGTACGTGGACTCCGCGACCATCAACCTCGTGGGTTCGTTTCTAGGCCCCAAGTGGGGACCGGTCGCCTCCAAGGGCCTGCAGGTCGCCGCCGGCCTCATGGTTGCGCACCGCGGCTACATGAACACGAACCGAAACCGGCCGCCGCCGCCGATCCCGTGAAGGAGCGCCGCTACAAGGCGGTGACGCCGGTGACGGACTTTTCGATCTCGCAGAAGATCCGCGTCGCCCTGATCGAGGATGGCCACACGGCGCTTGCGGTCGAGTCGATCTGCGCGCCGGTGCGCGAGCTGGAGGAGGATATCGAGACGTTGCGCCGGCGAATCATGGCGCTCGAGCGGGAGCGGGTGAACTGGCAGACCGAGTCCGGCGTGCATCGGCTCTTGGACGAGCGGGAGGGCAAGATCGCCGGCGACTGGGGCAAATGGGGGATTCGATTGTTGATCGGCGCAGCGCTGACCGCAGCATTCGCGGTATTGGTTCGGACACTGAAGGGACCATGAGTGACAACGCAACTCGAGAAGACGTAGAGAAGGCGAAGAAGGAGATCATCGACAGGATAGTGGCCATGGACAACTCGGTATCACAAGGCATCGAAGGGCATCGGCAGCAGCAAAGCGCCGAGCACGGCACGATCCTCGCGAAGCTCTTGCACAACAACGAGCTGCTGCATTGGATCCGCTCGCGGTGGGAACGCTTCACGCGCGATCCGACGGCAGGTCCCGCGCCCAAGGAGAAGGACAAATGACCTCGCAGATAGTGGCAGCCGCAGCCATAGGCGTGATCGTGGCTGCGTTCGGAGCCGGGTGGTACTGCGGAGGCCTGCGTGCCAAGTCCCAGCTGGAGGCCCTGCAGAGCTCCCAGTTCCAAGCGCTCGCCCATGCCTACGTCGCGCAGCAGAACGCCGCCGCGGCCTTACAGTCTCACATGCAAGGAGTGATCGATGCGTACGATGCGGACAAGGATCTGCCTGACCCTGCTTCCGTGGGCCTGGCTACCCGGGTGCTCTACCGCTCCGGTCCCGGTTGTGACGACGTGCCCAAAGCCGCAGCCTTGGCCGGCGGAACTCCTGCACCCGGCCCGCAGCCCGGCGGCGATCAGCGCGCTGGAGAATTACTACAAGCAGTCTTCGACGCCGCCGAAGCCGACGCCAAGCAGCTCGACGCCGTGATTCAGCTGGCGCCGAAATAGCGTGGGAAATCACTGGCGCCGATCCTGACCGATCAATGCCTTATGGTGCGTGCGGGCTGATTTTTTCCCCACATTTGGCATGCCCGTTTACCGATACTCTTCAATGGTTTACGATAACTGAAGGGTGTGGCTACGAACCAGGAGGTCGGGAGTTCGAATCTCTCCGGGCGCACCATTTAATATCGGTCACTCCATTGAGCGCGAGAAGCTTTCTTAATGGCATGGGGCCCCTTGCGTGGAGTACCGATCATGGATATCACCATCCTTGAAGACGAGATGCTGAAGTTGCCGGTTAATGACCGCGCCCGGCTGGTTCGCGAACTGCTCGACAGCCTGGATGATCTTCCGGCGCAGGAACTCGATCGCTTGTGGTTGACGGAAGCCAGCCATCGCGCAGCACAGCTTGACTCCGGCGAGGTGACACTCGTTTCCGGTGAAGAAGTAAATAGGAAGGCACAGGCACTGTTGCGATGAACTATGGCTTCCACCCAGCGGCGGAAGCTGAACACCTCGATCCAATTGCCTTTACGAATCGCGACAACGCGGCCTTGGCGCCCGATACCGCGATCACTTCATGAAGGCAATCGAAACCGCGTGCGCCGTGCCCACCCGTTTTGCAGTGGATCAACCTCCCGACATTCGCCGCATTCGGCTGCAACCATCTCCATTGACGATCATTTTTCGGCAGCACGAGACGAAAATACAAATACTTGCGATAGCACACTACCGCAGACGGCCGAGATACTGGCTCGATAGAATTACATGAGATGGATGACATCGATTCTGCAGATTGTGGATCCTGCAGATCTACTGGCCGCCGCTTTCCACGATCTTGAATTGGGCCACCACTGAAATTCAAAACGTGCGACATCGACGAAGCGGGGAAGTCTCTCCTCCAAAATTCGCTCCCTGAGCCTGCCAGCGCGGAGTGGCTCAAAAAAAAGAAAAATCTCGTTGGTCACAACGTGATCCATCGAGGTAACAAGTCCGGGCATTAGGATTCCACACCGGGATTCTCCTTTGCAGGGATAGCACGCCGCGACCAACGCGACAGATGTTGAATGATGATCGACGAACATAGCCGCTACCGTCTGCTGGCGTACATATGGCAAGGAACATCAAGCGCGTAGAGCAGGCTGCATTTTGATCATGATCGTGCGTGATCGTGCCGCGACTTCAAAGCACAGCGGCCAGTGATGCGGACCCTCTAAGTGGGCGTGGCGATGACGGTTTTGTGCTGTTTGGTGCCGTCAAGCGTGACCAGGGTGCATACCTGTGCCACGATGGCGCGACGCCTCCATACACCCCTCGGAGTTGACGAGCGGCCTGGCTACGAATCTTAATCTTACCCTCTCAGTGAGGAACACCGGGAACCGTAGGAACCGCATATGCGGCGAGGATGGCCGCGATGGCCGGCCGCTCATTCTCGAGCACCGCGTCGATGGCGGCGACGAGTGCCGGGCTGTCGTGTCGGACTCCGATAGAGATGTCATACGCCATGGGAAAGGCCGCGGCGTCGAGCGCAGGGGTAATCCTTTCCAACCGAAGGGGAACCGGCGAACTCCGGGCAAAGTACCCTGCCAGCGGTCCCCACACCAATGCAACGTCGACCGTGTCGTTCTCGACCGCATGCATGATCACTGCCGGCGGATTTGGTGTTTCGTAGTTCCCATACAACATGTAGCCCCGTACGTTATCGACGATACCGCGGCGCGATAGAGAATGAGCCGGAGGTGTATTCATGGCATCGCTGCCGATCATCTGAACACCTGTCAGCGGCAACTTGATCTTCGTCTAATTCCAGCGGTCTGAACGTCGTCATTTTGTTCGTCCGTTTTCCTCGGACGGACATTTTTAAATCGTCTTCTTCGCGTCGATTTTCTTGCCGTCGG